GGTACATACGAGAACAACTACGAAACAAAGACGCTCGATCACGACCGTTCTATCGAGTTCGTAGTAGATCCTATGGACTTTGACGAAACCGATACTGTAGTATCACTTGCAAACATTCAGAGCCGTTTTGACAGAACGCAGGCAATTCCCGAACACGACAGCTATACATTCTCAAAGCTGTATGCAGAGGCTGTAAGAGTAGGCGCAACAATAAAGCACGACAAGCTCACGATCGAGAATGTCCTCAAGGACTTTGACGAGAACCTCAAGACGCTTGAAGATAAGGGCGTGCCGCTTGACAGAATGATACTCTATGTCACCGCAGACTATAAGACGATCCTCAAGAACGCAGAGGGTATTCAGAGAACGCTCGACATCAAGAGCGGCGGCGGCATCGACAGACGTATCCATTCCGTTGACGATATAGGCAATATCGTTACAGTTCCCTCAGCTCGTTTCAAGACCGTGTACGATTTCACGGACGGCTGTAAGCCCGGTGTCGGCGCAAAGCAGATAAACTACATTCTCATTGACCCCGAATGCCAGGTGTCAAGAGATAAGTACGCATATATACATCTGTTTGCTCCCGGCTCTGACAGCAGAACGGCAGACAACTATCTGTACCAGAACCGCAAGTACAACGGTACATTTGCGATAGATCACCTGTTTATTGACGGCTGTATCATGAATGTATCTGCTCTGACGCAGACATTCACAGGTAACGGCTCGACAACTGCATTCACAGTGACCGACAAGCCCGAAAAGCTCATCGGCGTAACTGTGGACGGTACAGCGACAACAGACTACAGCTATGACAAGTCATCGGGCGTGATAACATTCAATACCGCTCCCGGCAACGCAAAGGCTATAGTCGTAACATACTAAGGAGGTAACTATGGTAGCAATAAAGGCAAACAAGCAGTATACTATCACGGAAGCCGAGAAGAAGTCATATCTTGCACAGGGGTATGACATAATCGGCGATAACGGGGCTGTGGAGCATTCTCCGCAGGCTACCGTGCCGTATGCCGAATATGAAAAGGCTCAGGCGGAGATAGCAAAGCTCCGTGATGAGCTTGCTCAGGTAAGGGCGGCAAAGACAAAAAAGGGTGAGGCTTAATGTACCTCACTTTTGCGGAATTTCAGACCTTATGCCCCGATAGCTCAATAACCGAACAGCAGTACAACGCTCTTGAAAACAGGGCGGAGAGCGACATCGACACACTGACCTTCAACCGCATAACGGCTATAGGATTCGACAATCTGACAGCGTTTCAGCAGGATAAGGTAAGGCTGGCACTGTCACAGCAG